GCTTTCGACGCGGCCAGTAGTGCCGTGGAGATTGCTGGCGATGGAGTTTTGAGCCTGTCGCACACGTCCACTGGTGCGGACGGAGCGTTTTTTGCTGGAGTGAATACCGCGAGCGGCACCGGCGGCGGGCTTGGCAGCCTCACCTACGGCGGAGCTGGCACTACCGAACTGTGGGATGCGCTGTACGGGAGTTTCAGTGGACACGCCGGATACAGTCTAGCCGGGCAGGCCACTGGCGCGCAAACCGTTACGAGCACGGTGGCCGTCAATAACGAGCACGCCCTTGGCGTAATTTCCCTTACCGGCGTCGATCAGACTACTCCGGTCGGGACGCCCGCTACCGCGACCGGCACTGCAAGCCCAGCGACGGTTCCGGTAGGCGGCGTCGGGGCTGACGATTTGGTCGTTGACAATCTGCACTCGCTGTTTGGCGGCGCTCCCGGAATCGGAGCGGATCAGACGCAGCGCTATGCGCAAGATGTATATGGCGATGCAGGCGACCAGCAATACCTGAAGGGTTCCACTCAGCCCGGAACTGCGGGAGGTGTGATGTCGTGGACAAACGACGGCACCGCAGAGTGGGGCATTGGCGCGGTGGCGTTCAAGGCGGCTGCGGCTGGTGGCGGCACCGCCCTCGAAGAATCCGAGTATCACCCGACGGACCCGCAGACGAATCCGTTGGTTGTGAGCACGTGGGGATAAATGGCAACTGGAACGACAACGATTGATTTCGGGGCGGCGCCGGGGAGTCTTTACACCTCGGTCGCCGTTACTGGTCAGGCTGGCATCGTCTCCGGGTCACTCGTCGAGGCGTGGATTCGTCCGGTTGCAACTGCCGATCATTTGGCTGACGAGCACATCGTCGATCCGCCGGAAGTGGTAGCGGCAGACATCATCGCCGCGACTGGATTCACGATTCACGCCAGATCGAACAACGCCATCCCGCACTACGGCCAATACACCGTGGCGTGGGCCGGAAACTACACGTAAGGAGCGAAAATGGCTGGTATTCAATTAGTCGGACAGGATGGAACATCCATAGCGGCGGTCGATCCTACTTTCGATGCAATTCGAACAGTTCCGAAGCCGACGGAGTTTACGACCTTCGGGCACTACAGCATCGGAGCCTCCACCGGAATAATCCCGGCAGCGCTTGCAGCGAATTCGGAGCTGTTTCAGTTCCGCTGGGCTGATGCAACGCGGTTGGCGATCATTCGGAAAATTCGCCTGTCGGCATCGGTTACAACCACGTTTTTTGCGGCTGGAGTGCCGGTTGAAATTGATCTGGTCAAGTCCACGGCATGGTCTGCCGCAGGAACCGGCGGTACTGCAATAACGATGGCTGCGTTGCTGAAAAAGCGCACCAGTATGGGCTCGTCACTGATGGTGGCTGGCGATATGCGGATTGCGACCACTGCTGCATTGGGTGCCGGGACAAAGACGCTGGAAACTTTGTCGTTGCAAAACATGGTCTGCGCTGGCCCGCTCACGGCGTCACTTAACGGCACCATCATTCCCCCTGGAACAATCTTCTGGCAGAACGAAATAGGCGACGGCGAGCACCCGCTGGTGCTGGTTCAAAACGAAGGATTCAGCATCCGCAGCGTAGCGGTGCCTGCTACAGGAACCTGGCGCCTGTCGGTGCAAGTGGATTGGGCCGAAGTAGCGGCCTACTAGAATGCCAACCCAGTTTGGTTGGGGTGAGTATCTTGGTGGCTTCTCTTTTGGAAGTTCGCTCACGACAAGCGGTCGAATATCGGTTGCCCCGCGCAACTGCATCTGGGTGGCGTTCAATATTGCCGGATATGGCGGGTCTGACATTGCTGCGTTTCGGTTTAATGGCGACACCGGGAACAACTACCAGACGCGGTTTCTGACCGTTGCCGTTGCCAGCGTGACGTTCACCAACGTCAATACATTGTCCACAGGATTCCTTCGGCTGGCCGGGCTGGCCGGCACCATGCGCCGCGCCGGAACCGTTCAGATAATGAACAATCTTGCCAACAACAAGGTTTGTAAGATTGATGTGTGGGACGACAACATTACGGGCGTCGGAACAGAAACGGTTTTTGAGTGCGCCGGGGGAGGAACGTGGTTCAACACTACCGCACAGATCACCGATATTGAAATGACCACTGCGGGCGGCAACACGCTCCCCGCAGGGAGCGGATTCGCCGTATTTGGATTGAACCTCTGATATGTCGCTACTCCTAGACGGGCAAGTCGCAACTACGCTACCGGATGACGGAGGAGATTCCTGGTGGTCGAGCGCGAACCTTGCCGCTATCCCGATCGCAATCGCGGCGGCGAGCCTTGCCGCATCGGTTGCGGCAGCTGGGACGATCAATCGCCACAACGATGAGATAGTCCCGCAAGCGGTATCAGTATCAGGACAGGCAGGATCGGCTTACGGCGCGCGCCTTCGCCACACCACGCTGTTCTTGCAACAGCCGGCAACGGACGAGCTTCCGGCGCAAGCCGCTACTCCGGTATTCGAGGACGATACCTGGAAGGCGTACTGGCGAACTCCGGAGGTAGTCAGCTACGGCTTCGGATCGAATGAAGACTTCGTTCCGGCGCCGGCCACATTCGCACCGGATGAGGATTACTGGTTCGGACTGCGAGCGCGGCTGGTTGATGCGCTGGTTGTCGTACCGGCCTCGACCGATGAGATCGGAACGCCGGCTACGACGCTCGGCGTAGATGAGACTGAATCTCAGCCGATACCGCCCAAGGAGAAAGACCCGACCGGGATCTTTTGGGCGACAGGGGATTCGGGCATCCCCGCGGTTGCGGTTGCCGAGGAAGACTACTGGTGGAGGCCGTGGTGGGTGCCGACCAAAATCCAGTCCCTCGTCAGCGTTGACGACGATATCGTTCCGCAGCCAGTTGGTGGAGGCGGTTCGGTTGCTGGCCTGGAGACCTGTTACGGGCAGCGTCTGCAGCATTCAACCGTGTTCTTGCGGTGGCCTGCAAACGACGAATTCCCGCCGCAGTCGGCGACGATTGTCGAGGAGTCGGACTGGCAACAGCAGGTCGTAGCGAAGCCGCGGGTACAGCAGCTTCCTCGGGTAGACGATGACCTGCCGGTTACGCCAGTTGCGATCATCGTCGAGGACGATCCTTGGCTCGCGCCGCAGGTAGCCAGGGATGCAATCAGGGTACAGCCGCCAAGTTCGGACGAGGAGATCGTTCCGCAGCCGGCACCGCTCAACGTCGAGGATGAATACGACATCCGGGCGATGCTCTACTCGGTCCGCGTCGCGCCGGTCGTGGTGGTATTCGGTGGCGAAGAGGAGATGGGAGATTTCGTTTCGCCACCGGCGCCAGTGGATCTCCACAACGGAGAATACGTTATCACTTACCGCCGGCGTGGCCGGAGATAGGAAAAAAATGAAACACGCCTACCTCGTGATCTACCGCAGCCAGAACGGGCGCGACAACTGGACGCCGGTTGAGCAGAAGGATGTCCCGGCATGGGTCAATGAACCTCGGACGATCGGTCGATTGATTGCAGGGGAAGCCTGCATGAAGGCCGACGACGGCAGCCAAGGATCTGACTGGTACAAAGCAAAGCGCGTGGTGCCAGGTCGGGTAATGCACTGATGTCCGCCCTTCGCCTGGACGCCAACGACCGCCGCAGCACGGTCTGGATCAAGATCAAGGCGCATTTGACGGCGGAACTCGATTTGCTCCGTCGCAAGAACGACAACGACTACGACGCCGTGGTGACCGCTGAATTGCGCGGAAACATCGCGCGCATCAAAGCACTGCTGGCCGCTGGTGGCGAAGCCAATGAGCCGGAGGAAGTACTGTAAGCCGCGGACGACGAAGGCCCTCCGCATAGTCCCGCCTTTGAGCGGGTTTTTTTACGTCTGAGGAACCGATGAACAACGAAACGCCAGTCGAGCAAACCCAGGAAGAAGCCGCAGCGGAAAACGCCTTCGCTCAAGTCTCCGAGCCGGACGCGAAACCCGCATCAGCGGAATCCAAGCCAGAAGCAAAACCAGCAGAGCCCACGGCTGAACAAAAAGCCGTAGATGACGCCGTCGACAAAGCCGAGAAGGAGGCCGCCGCAAAGGCCGCCACCGAGAAGGAATGGGAAGGTGTTCCAGTGAAGGTCAGGCAGATGCTGGAAGGAATCTCTGGAAAGGTCGGGACGATCGACGAGTTGGCGCACATCGTGAAAAGCCAAGATGGTCGCGTAGGAGCGGCGCTGGCTGGCGTGAAGGCACTGACTGCCGCATTGGAAGCCGCGAAAGCCGCAACCAAGGCCGGCGGGGAAGCTCCAACGCAGGAACAGATCGCCGCCGCCGCGTCATCGAGCGCGAAGTGGAAACAGGCGCAGGAAGACTACCCGGATTGGGCAGCAGCCATGGATGAACGCCTTGCGGCCTTCAAACCAGGTGCTCCGACCCAGGCACTGGATGTCGCCAGCTTGAAAGCGGAACTCAGCGGGACCGTGGGCGAGATCATCGCCAAAGCCACCAGCGAGGCGAAAGCCGAAGCTCGTGAGCTGGCCAAGATCGACCGCAAACACGAGGAGTGGGAAACAAAGATCAATACCCCGGAATTCATTGCATGGCGCGCCGTGCAGGCCCCTGAGATACAGGCGCTTGCAGCTAGCGACAAAGCCGCAGACGCAATCCGGATGCTCGACGCTTTTGAAGCGCACACGAAGGCCGTCGCAGAAGCCACGGCAAAAGCAGCAGCGAACAAAAAGAGGCTCGACAGCGCGATTCAGCCAAAAGGCACCGCGACGCCGGGCAACCGCAACGTGTCCGATGAAGCCGCAGAACAACAGGGCTTCAATTCGGCATTCACATAGGAGGCCGTCATGGCCGAAGCAACATACGCGAACCCGGCGCAGAGAATCGGGCGGATCAAGGGTCAGATCCTCAAGCACGCGATCCACGTCTCCACCATCGAGGGTTCGGGCGAGATCTACAAGCAGCCCGTGAAGATGGGCGACACCGTGGTCTTTCGACAGGTCGTGCCGTTTGGTGCCACAGCCGCGGCGCCGAACACGTTCACGACCACGGCCGCCGCCCACCTGATGCAGGAAGGCGTCACGCCGCCCGTGGACAGCATTGCCGTGCTGGACACGACCGTAGTGGTGCAGAAGTACGGCGCCCTCTACGGCTACACGGAACGTCAATCCTCACTCGGTGAGGACGATGTACCGTCGTGGATGGAGGAGCAACTGGGCGAGCGTTTGGGCCTGGTCCGCGAACTCGTCTACCTCGGCGCCCTGCAGGGCGCAACCAACCGCTTCTACGCCGGCGGCACGACCAGAGCGACGGTGGACGAAACCCTCTCCCTCAACCTGATGGACCGCATCACGCGCAGCCTTCGCGGCAACCACGCGCAGTACCAGCGCGAACTCATCAAGGCGACTGGGGTCTACGGATCGATGGGGATTCAACCGTCATTCCTCAACTACGCCCACACCGACGCGCAGAGCGACATCGAAGCCCTTCCAGGCTACACGGCCCTGAAGGACTACGGTGCCCAAAAGCCCGTCCATGATCTCGAGATCGGCGCCGTCGGTTCGCATCGGTTCGTTCTGTCTGCGGACATGCCGTTCGTCATCGACTCTGGGGCGGCCATCGGTGCGCTCGGTCTGAAGTCAACGACCGGCACGCTGATCGACACCTACCAGTTGTTCACCATCGCCAAAGACGCCTGGGGTCACACCGCTTTCAGGGGCCTGTCGGCGTTCAACTACAACCACATCCCGGTGGACAAGGTGGACAAGTCCGACCCGACGGGGGAACGCGGGTACTGCTCGGCGACGTTCTACGACGCCGGGGTGGTAACGAATCACGGCTGGATGGCCGTGACGGAGTTCGGAGTCCGCGCGCTGACATAAGCGTAATGGGGCCGCGAGGCCCCATGCCACCCTCAACAAATCAAGGAGCACTACCATGAAAGATACGATGGTCAACCGGGCGATTACGATCGTCTTCGTACAGCCGGCCCTTGTGACCGGTACCACCAGCACTATCACCACCACCGTAACGTCGGTGCATGTTTGCAACGGGAAGGTTCAGACCGGGCAGACGGCGTTGACGAACGCGGTGACGCCGGTACTCGACTTCAATACCGGGCTCGCTTTCCCGCCCTTGGTCGGGACGGCAACCGCAGGCCAGGGAACCGTGGTCGTCTACGGCTACCTGGAGGGCGGGGCAAACGGCATCGCTTCGGTGAAGTGCATGCAGGGTTCTATCGAGAACCTGGACACCGCGGGAGCTTTCACGCGGCCGCCACAGTTCCCGGTCATTCCCAACAACGTCACGCCATTCGCGTACCAGGTGCTGAAGCAATTCGCTTCGGCCACCAGCGTGACGTTCGGCACGAGCTCGTGGGCGGCAACCGGCTTCACGAACGTCATTGTGCCGATCGCACAATTGCCGTTGCAGCCGCAAGTCGCGTAGTCAAAGCAGTCCGCAGCGAAAGGCCCGCCTTCGGGCGGGTCTTTTTTCAACCACAGGAGTAACCATGCCACGCTTGAAGCCCCATGAAGTCGCAGCGGCCCTTCCAAAGCCGTCCCGCAGTCCGGCGCAGCTCGCCAATGACGCCAGGCTCAGAGCAAAACCCAAGGCGGTAGTGTCAACAGACGACTTGGCCGGTGCCAGGACAGAAATCGACATCGCCGCAAGGGGAGAAGTCGAGGTCACACACAGCCGTATCGAAGTTGAGACAAGCATGGCCGCGGTCGAGGACGAGGCGTTTATGAACGAGATCGTCACCATCCAGGTAGAGCAGGACGACGATCCCAATGCGCCTACTTTCATCCACAGCGGGCACAACGGGATCGACCAGTACATCCAGCGCGGTGTTCCGCAGAAGATCAAGCTGAAGTTCCTGTATTCACTACTTGCCGCAAAGCGGACACAGTTCGCTTGTGCATTCGGCAAGGATAACTCCGGCAACGAGTTCAACCGCATGGCCGGAAGGACCAACACCACGCACCGGGTCAATGTCATCAATGCGACACCGAAGATGCGCGACGCCATTGTGAAGTGGATGTCGATGCCGGCGTGATTTTGTAGCACTCGGCCTTCTGGCCGATCGTAAGCTGTAGCAGTTGGGCATCCGCCCCTTTCTAACCTGAAGGAGAACTACCATGCTCGAAACAGTAGTCAGGCAGCACCTCGCCGGCATCCCCGACAAGCGCATCGCAAAGGCGGTTACCAAGGCCCTGGAAACCATGTTCGACCCCGACGGGGCCGGTCAGGGGATGGTCGTCACGGTTCCACTCACGGCGACCGACGCGACGCGCACGGTCTTCATCGCCAACCGGGCCATGCGGCTCAAAGCGGTATCGCGGATCTTCAGCACGGCATCAACCTCGGGGACGGTGACGGTGAGCAAAGACACCGGCACAGCCGCGCCGGGTGCCGGTACGGCGCTCCTGACCGCCGTGGTGGCATTGAGCGGCACCGCGAACACCGTGGTCAACGGCACGCTGATTTCCAACACTGGAACGCTCACCCTGGCAGCGGGAGACCGCATCGCCATCGTGATCGCCGGCACCATGACCAACTTGGCCGGAGGCATCCTGACGCTGTCGCTGCAGCCCGCCGCGGCGTAATACCGAAGAATCCCCGGGACGATTGTCTCGGGGATTATTCTTGGAGGTCGAATGCTTGAAAGAGTGGCAATCGGCGCATCGGTAACGATGACACCGAAAGAGGTTGACGGGCTGGCCGGGAACGGTCCTGTGCGTCTGGTGACTTGTGCGGATGGACGAGTCGTGGGCGGGGTTGGCTCCGTGGGTCTCGTCGAGCACGTCGGCGATACCGATCTCGTCAAGTTTGTTGATGAGGTCAACGCCAAGCGTGCTGAACTGGCAAGGATTGCCGCAGGCCCGCAACCAGATAATTCACGCTCGAATCTCTACACGTTCACGAAAATTGGAGAAAAAGAGGACGTTCCTCCTGCTATCCAAGCCGCGCCTGCTCCAGTAGCAAGGAAGGTTGGCAAGGTCAAGGCGAAGAAATCCAAACGAAAAGGAAGAAAATGAAACTGCTAGCAATCTGGAACGCGCGCGACGCCTTGGGTCGCCTGTCGCAGCTTCGCAAACCGCCGAAACTCGCCTACCGCCTCATGAAATACGAGCGGAAGTTCATGAAGGAATACGGGCTCTGCGAGGAGCAAAAAAACAAGCTCGTCTACGAAGCGGCCGGCGTCGAGTTCGGATCACCTAACGTCACGCTCCAGCCGGGTACGGCGGAGCACATGGCGTTCGTTCTGAAGTTCACGGAATTCCTCGAGCAGGAAGCCGAGCTGGAACCGGTGGGCATCGACATGGACGCCTTGATCGAGGGGCTGGACGCCGAGAAAGGAAACGTCTTGAGCGAGGGCGATCTGGAGCTGATGGAACCGTTCTTCCAGGTGAAGGTGGCCGACTTGAAGCTCGTCGAGAAAGCCTGAAGTGAGTACGTTCCTCGAACTGTGCAAGGACGTGCGGCGCGAGTGCGGTATCGCCGGCACGGGTCCGGCTTCGGTAACGGGCCAGCTCGGGGAACTTGAGCGCGTAGTGGCGTGGACGAAAAATGCGTGGGTGGAGCTACAAAACCGTAGCCAGTCGTGGCTCTGGATGCGCTCACCATTCACGTTCGATACCGCGGCCGGAACAGACACCTATGCCTACGGTGTCGTCACAGACAGCCGTTTGGCCGCGCTCATTACCCGCTTCAGCCGGTGGTGGCCGCTGAATTCCGACGGCTACAGCAACGTCCTCGCCTACCTGACGGCAACGGGAGTCGCGGATCAGCAGTACCTGTCCTATCTCGATTGGAACAGTTTCAGGCACCTCTACAAACGCGGCGCGCAGACCAACAACCGGCCGGTGCATTTCACGATCGACCCGCAGCAGCAGTTGATCCTGGGGCCGAAGCCGAATGCTATCTACACCGTGACCGGCGAATACCAGCAATCAGCGCAGATCCTCGCCGCTGATACCGACATACCGGAAATGCCGGTGCAGTTTCACCAGTTGATCGTCTACAAGGCGATGACGAAGTACGCGGGCTACCGCTCTGCGCCGGAGGTCATGTCCAGGGGCATCACTGAGGGAAATCGGCTAGACCGGCAACTTGAAGGCAATCAGCTCGCAGAGTCGGCAAAGGCAGCCGCGCTCGCATGAGAACTGTCAACGCCCTGCGCCGGATGCAGATGCCGAGTCAGGACTCGGAGTTCTTCGCTTTCGGTGGTGGTTTGGATATCGTCACCCCGCCCCTATTCATGAAATCTGGAATGGCGCGCGAATCGCAGAACTACGAATGCGACGTGAACGGGGGCTACGCCAGGATCAAGGGCTACGAGCGGTTCGATGGGCAGGCGAAGCCATCGGATGCGACCTACGCGATCATCGGCATCACGCTGACCGGCACCATTGCTGTCGGGAACACAATAACCGGCGGGACCTCGGCAGCAACGGCTGTGGTCATTGCCGCTCCGGACAGTACCTCGCGCGTTCTCACCAAGGTTGTAGGAGTCTTTCAAGTCGGCGAGGATCTAAAGGTAGCCGCAGTCACGCAGGCCACGGCAACAACTACCGCAGTAACGGGGTCGGCGGCGACACCGCTGTTGAGCGCGCAGTACACAAACCTTGCCGCAGACGTGTACCGAGCCGACATTCTTGCCGTGCCGGGGTCCGGTGACGTTCTTGGCGTGCAGCGGTTCGGTGGTGTCACCTACGCTTGGCGGAATAACGCCGGCGGAACCGCCGCAGCGATCTACGCTTCGAGTGCCGCAGGATGGGTTGCCGTACCGCTCTACAACGAACTCAGCTTCACCGCGGGCGCTGTTGCCATACCCGCGGAGGGCGCCACCATCACGCAGGGCGCGAATACGGCGACCCTCAAACGTGTCGTATTGATCTCGGGCACGTTCGCAGGGGGCACCGCGGCGGGCCGGTTCATCTGCACGACACCCGCCCCTGGTAACTTTGTGGCCGGGGCGGCAACGTTGACGGGCGGCGTGACCTGCACGCTCTCCGGGGTTCAAACGGCCATTACCTTGCTGCCCGGTGGACTGTACGAGATCGTGGTTGAGAATTTCGGCGGGTCTATTGCAACCCTGCGCATGTACGGTTGCGACGGCGTGAATCGCGGCTTCGAGTTTGATGGTGTGGTGCTGGTTCCGATCAGCACTGGAATGACGATCGACACGCCCAATCACGTTTTCGCCCACCTGAAGCAGTTGTTCTTCTCGTTCCTGGCATCGGTACAACATGCGGCTCCGGGCACGCCCTACGTCTGGTCTGCCGTTCTCGGGGCAGCAGAGATAGCCATGGGAGATACGGTATCGGGGTTCATGTCGCAGCCCGGAGCGCAGACCTCCGGGGCTTTGGCGATCTTCAGCAGGAACCGCACCGACATTTTGTACGGTACCGGCGTATCCAATTGGCAAAAGATTACCTACCGAAGCGAGCTCGGCGCCTATGCGCGCTCGATCCAGGACATGGGCAGTGCCGTGTTCCTGGACGATCAAGGCGTCATGGATATGAGGACGGCACAGGAATTCGGAAACTTCCTGACCTCGGCGTTGAGCGCGCAGATCCGGCCCTGGCTCAATTCAGAGCGCACAAGAATTTCGGCCTCCTGCATTGTCCGGGACAAGAGCCAGTACAGGCTATTTTTCTCCGACAACTACGCGCTTTTCGTCACCTTCAAGGGTGGCAGGGTTGTCGGGATGATGCAGCAGCTATTCAGCCACCCGGTGCGCTGTGTGTCCTCGGTAGAGGAGCCCGGCGGCCAGGAGAGTATTTTCTTCGGATCGAGTTCTGGCATGGTCTACCAGATGGAGAATGGAACGAGTTTCGATGGCGAAGATATCGAGCACTACTTGAGTATGGCGTTCAACTTCTCCAGATCGCCGCGAGTCGATAAGAGCTACCAACACTGCGCTCTTGAAGTAACCGGGATGGGGTATGCAGCTTTCAATTTCAGCTACCAGCTCGGCTACAACAGCACGCTGATCGAGCAACCCGGAAACCAGGCGCTGGAGACCAGCTTCTCGCCGGTATTTTGGGATAGCTTCACATGGGATGCTTTTGTGTGGGATGGAGTGTCGCTGGCGCCATCTGTTGCCGATATGGTTGGGACTGCTGAGAATTTTTCGCTGATGCTTCGCGGGAAGTCTGATTTTCATCAGTCCGTCCGTTTCTCCGGGGCTTTGGTTCACTTTCTAAAGAGAAGACCTATCCGATGAGCGACTTCTTCACAGTAGCAGCAGTTCCAGGAACCGGGACACCTGGTTTGTCCTCGGTCATGCGTACCGAATTCGCCGCGGTCGAGGCTGGATTTGCAAAAGTTGCCGCCTACACCGGCAACGCCGGAAAGCTCGTCGCCATCAATGCAGGTGGAACGGCTCAAGAAGCGATCACCACCACGGGGACCGGGAACGGTGTTCGAGCGACTTCGCCGACTCTCGTCTCGCCATTGCTGGGCACGCCAACCTCTGGCGTTCTGACCAACTGCACGGGCCTACCGGTCAGCACCGGGATCAGCGGTCTTGCGGCAGGCATAGCGGCATTCCTTGCCGTCGCATCGAGCGCGAACCTCTTAACGGCCGTCACCGACGAAACCGGAACCGGGGCCTTGGTATTTGCCAATTCACCTGTCTTCGTCACGCCGAACATCGGAGCGGCGACCGGAACATCGCTGGCGCTGAGTGCCGGGATGACGGCGACGACCGGAGCATTCTCTGGAGCAACTTCGACCACAACCATTACCGCCACGACGAGCGTGGTGACGCCCATTGTTGATTCCGGCTCGACCGGCTCGCTCTCGCTCAAGACGAACAATGGGACGACGCAATTCTCTGTTTTTCACACTGCAAACGCGGTTAATTTCTTTAATGCGTCAGGTGGTGTGGCTAGCGCGGGTCCGGTACTTCAGGTAGGTGGTAGCGATACAGACATATCAGCCATTTATATTTCAAAGGGCGCAGGGGCGCACAACTATTACAGCGACGGTGGCGCTAGCTTACAGTTTCAGGTTATTCGTACAGCCACCACCACCCGCAACATTACCGTTACCGGCTCCAACGGCGGTAACCCGACGATCAGTACGACGGCGGGGGCTCTTGCGCTCGGGAATGGTCAACTTCAGTTCCCGGCATCTCAGAACGCCTCCGGTGACGCCAACACCCTTGACGACTACGAGGAGGGGACGTGGACGCCTAGCGTGGGGGGGACGGCGACTTATACGACGCAGACGGGGACGTACACGAAGATTGGTCGGCATGTTTTTCTGCAATTTGACCTTACGATAAATGTT